CTTTGACTAAGGCTGATAGTGGGGAGTGGATTCCCAGCGCGTTCTCCGTTTTAGAGTCTAAATCGTGTTGTCCGGCGATGCATAATACAATATTTTTTTGGCTTATAGTGTCTAAGAAATACTTTGTAGCATTTAAAGCCATTGGGGGTAAAGTTGGGTATTGGATAGTGTCGCCTCCCACCATTATAACGTCTACATTTTCTCGTACGGCTAAACTATAAATATCGTTAGCTAGTAATTTGTAAGTGTTAAGCCTATCAGAAACACCGTTTTCATTATATTTTGAATATGCCGCATATGAATATATGTGAACATCCGACAATATCAAAATTTTATTTACTTTTAAATTAATTTTTACACTATCCATTATCACATCCTAGTTATGAACAAAACTAACAAATTTATATTTAAAGCTACACTAAAACACGGAAATAAGTATGATTATACCCTAGTTGAATATAAAACGAATAAAACCAAAGTATGTATATTATGCCCTACACACGGAATTTTTTACCAAACCCCACACAACCATTTATCGGGGTTTGGGTGTGTTGGGTGTGGTATAGACAAAAACACAAAATTAAACAGAGGGAACACTGAAAATTTTATAGAAAGATCTATTTTAAAACATGACAATAAGTATGACTACTCATTATCAAAATATATAAACAAAACTACCAAAGTAATAATCATATGCCATATCCATGGAAAATTTGATCAGTTGCCAGGCAATCATCTTAAGGGCATGGGGTGCGCTAAGTGTGGTAGGTTAGTATCTGGCAACAAACACTCTTCCAACACAGAAGAGTTTATTTCAAAAGCTGTGTTTAAACACAATGATAAGTATGATTATTCTTTAGTTGAATATAAAATAAATAATATTAAGATAAAAATAAAATGCAAAACGCACAATAATATATTTGAACAAACCCCTAGTAACCATTTATCAGGGAAGACTGGGTGTTGTAAATGTAAAGAATCTAAAGGAGAAAAACTAATAGAGCAATGGTTGTTACTTAACAATATTGAATTTAAAAGAGAAGTTAGAATAAGAGATTTTAGTGTTAATAAACCTTTCGATTTTTATTTACCTAAATATGACTTGTATGTTGAGTATGACGGAATTCAACATTTTCAACCCATGACAGGTAGGAAAGAACAGTTTATAAAACAACAAATTAATGATAACAGGACCAACGATTACTGCCTAAGTAATGGTATACATTTACTGAGAATATCATATAAGGAGAGTATGAATATGAAACTACGAAGTTACTTAAAAATTACATGATTATCGTGCTAACACCATCTCGCTTTCCAATGGTAACAATATCGTTAGCCCAAATCAAATATTGTCTTAAGCGGTCAGGAACTCCTAAGTGGTCATAAACGCTATACTGACTATAATTGAACACATGTACGTCAGCAGCGATGAGGGCTTTTTTTCATTTAATTCTCTCTAGATTTTTAATAACATTAAACGGACAGTCTCCTGTCCGCTATAAGTATACAACCAACCAACGATGTTATTTTTGTTTGTTGAAATAGTTACCACCGTCTATCTTTTTCACGTAGTTTTCGTAGTATTGTATAGCCTTCTCAATACCTTGTTCTTCAGTTTCAGTAGTGTAAGGTTTACCGTCTTCATCTTTGTGTGTTAGAACACCTGATACCATAACTTGCATTCCTTTTACATGATAAAGCGGTTGACTACTAAACTTGCCAGTGTCACAAACTACTTCATACACACGATCATTTCGCGATACTTCCACAGTTATTGCCATTATATTTCCTCGTAACCACTTAAGTGGATAATTTTCTTTTCTTCATTTTGAACGGGGTTTATCCAATGATCAATATTATATTCTATTAACTCACCTAGTTCGTGCTGGGCCATCCAAACGCAAGCTACTAATGCATCGACAACGTCCCTTCTAGCTGTTCCATCAGTGAATATCTTATCTTTAGACTTAGTGTCATCAGCCTGTACGGAAGCCAACTGTTTTTCAATATCACTAGATATACCTAAGCATACCTGTTTGTTTTGTATTAGTCTAGCGGCTGAGTAATACGGTTCCACTGATTTAACCACGGAAATAGACTCTATTTTGTCAGCAACTTTAACTAACATCAACTCCTGTCTAAACATTTCACTTTGGAATTGGTCAGTTGTTACCGAAGCTAAATGACAAATCTGTGATAAGTCCACCACGAAATCCTTCAAAGCGGTGAAATCAATACGGGTATTTGCTTTTACCTTGATTGTAAAGTCTACTACATACATCACACGACCATTATTGTCCAATTCTTTATGCAAACAACAAACACCAGCTTCTGTAGTAACAGCGTGGTCAAAGTGGAGATATCTTAAAGCGTTAGGAGCTATTTTAAACTTCCTAATACCCATCGCATTAGTAAACAGTGCTTGCGGTATACGTTCAATAACTTTCTCAGTAGTACCTAAGTCAACATACAACTCAATATTAGAACATAATTGTGGATATTGAATTTCAGTTAAGTCACCACTAAACACATACGAGGAAGTATAAAATACTGGAATACCTGCTAAGTTTTGTAAAGCTTCACCGATACGTGACTCAAAGTCCGTACGATACACTTCAGGAACTTTAATAACTTCGCATTGATATGGTATTACATATTTGTTATCTTCATACAACCTATACTCGTTGTCGTCTAATATTTTATGCGGGTGAGCAGTGGTTCCTCTAAGCACGTAGAAATACCTACCGTTCTTATACGCATCAAAGTTTTTAATCTCCCAAATGGCGAACGAGTATAGCTTAGTGAATGGATCATCTGGTTTAATGCGTTTCGTGTAGTCAGCAATAATACCCTGTGAATACCTAGAAGAAGACACTAATCCCAACATGGTAAACGGCGATCCTAAGAAACGAGACCTAATACGTTCCTTTAGGTTGGTATACACAGCAAACGTATCCGCTAGAGACCCTTTAAACTCGGCCTCGTCGAGAAGTGCACCGAACATGGAATAGCTGATTGCGTGTTCTACTTGGGATCCAATGTTTATAATAACGTTGTTTGGGAATTCAATGTATTTAGCGCGTACTAAGTATGGTATCTTCTTATCATACTGATTGAAATCATGGAAGTCAGAAGCTTTATCTACTTGATGGAACCAAGGATGATCTGACAATATTTTAATGAACGGTTTAATCAGAGCTAAAGAAGCTTTGTCCAACGTTACGGTAAACAAAGCTAACACTAACAGTGTTTCTGATGTAACCTGTAAAGTGGCTTGTGGGTTTTTCAAGCAACAAACACGGGTTAATACCCAAAGTAATATCCACCTCAGGTAGGTTGTCTTTCCGGATCCAATACAACCTGATAATACGATTTCGTTAGGCAACACCCTATTATGAATATTGGAGAAATCTCTTTCGGTTACACGCCTCCAACCGTCATACAAGTTCTCTACCGTAGGACCACCCACTTCCGGTGTAAGCCATTCTTCCATTGTTGGTGGTCGAATATTGTACATAAAACGCCATAATTCGGGTAAATATATGTCTAAACCCGAACTATTCATGTACAACACAGACAGTTTTACTTTGTCGGGTAATTCCCTAAACTTGGCGTTATGTTCATTGAGTAGACGAACAGATTCTTGATAAGAATCAGAATTAAAAAAGATTTCAAGTTTAACCCTGAAATCTTCTGAATTAATGGTCCTTAGGATGTCTTCTTCGTTGTATGTTTTAATCAAGATTTTATGTTTTTATTAATAACCGCTTCCGAAGCTATCACAAGTTGTTGGATTACGGCAAAATCTTTATGGTTAATAGCAGGTTTTACGCCTTTTTGAGTCTCATCTTCTGAACTAAAGAACATGTTATAATAAACGTTGTTCCCACCACCACCACCTGAGCCAGCTGGTTTACCAGCGTCAGCCTGAGTTTTTAGGATGGTGTTGATATCTTCTTTGGAAGACTTGTCCAAAGTGTCAATGATGTCCAACAACATTCCAGTTGACAACTTAGTATCTTCATCATTGAGTTTAACCTGCAACTTAGTTAAGGCTAACTTCTTAATGTCCTCTACTGTGCTAGAATTGGTTAAACGTTGGCGCACAAACCTTTTAGCGATGTCACGCATATCAATTAAACTAGACTGTTCGGAGTCTAAAACATTAATAGCCTGTAACGCACCGTTTATTTTGTCGGGATTGTTGTCCATTTTCAAGCCTTTATTGTTTCATACAAACTAGCGCCAGACTCGTTCTTGATGGAAGATTCCCAATCGCTAATGTACTTATTAATTGTTGCCATGTCAGCGTTACTAATATCATGGTCTTCTTGAACCGATTTAATATTTCTACCAAGAATTTT